ACGAAGGTCTTGTCGGTGACGGTGCCGGTCGTCATGGGGATGCCGGCCTGGATCGTCAGGCTCTTACCCCAGGTGTCGGCCAGGGTGTGCGTCTGGAGGTAGGCCGCGGTGACCGCCTGCTGGACGGGCGTGACCGTCGTCCCCATCAGGGCCTGCAGCAGCAGGCCCATGCCGCGGGTGGCGACCTCCAGGTCGATGCTGCCCGACACCTCGCGCTGCGTCACCACACGCCGCGACGACAGCGCCATCAGGCGGCCAGCCGCGATGCCCTGGCTCTGCGCGGTCGTCTTCTTCAGCACGAGCGAGTGCTTGGTGAACTCCGGGAACTTGGTCGGCGCCACGTAGGCGCCATAGGTGACCTCGGGCGCGATGCCGATCTGTGCGCCGAGTCCGGATCCGATCGCCATGGATCAGCCCTCCCTCTTCGTGGTGCTCTTCTTCTGGGTGGCCGCGGCGTCCTGCGCCGGCGCGCCAGGCTCGTCGATCGCCTTCCAGTTGGTGGTCTGGCAGACGTAGCCGTCGTACCGCTCGTCGGGAACCTCTACGACCTCGTCGGGGTTGACAGTCCGGCTGCCGAGCTCCGGCACGGTGACCGGCTCCGGGCCGATGAAGCGCACACGCGCCATCGCTGTACTCCTCAGGTAGGGGTGATCAGATACGGGCGAAGCAGGACACAGCGAAGTTGAGGCCCGCGCGGGCGCCCTCCGTCTGCTCCTGGTGCAGGTCGCCCGCTGTGAGGTGGGCCCACAGCACTGCGCTGCTGAGGGTCGGCGCCTCGGGGAATGCCTCCGAGGCCCGCAGCGCGGTCTCGACGGCGCCGAGGATCTCGAAGACCCGGTTGCGCCGCAGGGACATGTCCTTGTCGCCGGCCCGACTTTCGGCGTAGCAGGCGATCACGAACTGTTCGTCCCGGGTCCGGGCGCCGGCCGCGTTGAAATCCTGCTGCAGGCTGACCGCAGCCTCGCTGCTCGGCTGCCAGCCGATGTAGATCCGGTCGAGATCGGTGAGGTTGACCGCGGTCGGGCCGTCCTCGATGTGCACCTCGGCGAGGGACGGCGCCGCGCGCAGGATGTCGAGGAGAGCCGCGACCGCAGCCGGGACCCGGGAGGTCACCATCACACCACCCCCGGGGGTACTTTGAAGGCCTCGAGCATCTGCAGCACGCGGTTCGGGATGGCATAGCCCCACCCGACGACAGGCTCGTTCACGTCGAAGTCGTCACTGCTGGTACCGCCTCGGGCGGCGCCGTACTGCGTCCGCCAGAGGTGCTGCAGCAGGATTCGCGCAGCCACGTTGATCGTCGGGTGGACCTCCCCGCGACCCGCCACGTACACGACTTCCCAGGGTCCGCCGCCGAAGAAGCTGCCGTCGGCGCGACGGATGATGCCCGCAGTGCCGTCGAAGGCGACATCGGTGACGTTCAGGGCGAGGCCGCCGGCCAGGACCGGTGTGATGGACGTGAGCGAGACGGCCGGCACCTGCGTGACAGCCAGAGTCGCCCCCTTGCTGTTGAGGGTCTCTGTGACGGTCCGGTTCTCAACCGGACCGACATGCCGCTCGATCATCGGGGTCAGGGATTCGATGTACGCAGTCAGCTCTTGGTCATGCGCGGTCGTACCGATGTCCAGCTGCGCCTTGGCTTCGGCCAGAGTCAGGAGAGCCATGCGGTCCCCCGGCTATCGCTGGTAGCGCTTCAGTTCGGCGTCGACCTGGGCCATGCGGTCCTTAAGGCCGCGCTGCTCGTATCCGGCACGCTCGCGCTGCAGGGCGTCCATATAGGCGCGCTCCATCGCGGTCAGCCCGGAGTCCCCCGCCTTCGTGGTGTCCTGCTCCTCGGCCTTCTCGGCCGCCGACGGTTCGGGCTCGACAGCGGGTTCCGGTGCCGACTCCGCCTCGGCTTCCGCCTTGGCTGAACGTCGTGGTGCTGCCATGGCTGGCTCCTTCCAGGAGAGCGCCGGACGGAGAGTCCGTCCGGCGCGAGACGGATTAGAAGGTCGGGGTGATGAGGCCGGTGCCCGACACGACGCTGATGGACTTCGGGTAGCGCTCCGAGTGCAGCGCCGCGTAGTTGTAGAACCGCAGCAGCACGGAGAGCTGGTTGGCGTAGGTCTCACGGAACGCCTCAGCGCGCGGCGAGCCCTCGAAGAGGATCACGTCGGTGCTTCGCAGGATGATGACGCGGTCCTCGTTGGTGCCGGCGCCCAGGTTCGTCGGGATGTTCGGGTCGACGTAGACCGGGAGGCCCTGCAGGGTGCCGACGAAGCCCTCGGACGACACGTCCGTCATCGTCGCGAGCACGTTCTGCGGCATCTGCGCCACCGGGACGACGAGGGGGCGGCCGGCAGTGTCGAGCGACACTGTGTACCAGGCCCAGCGCCGCGGGTGCATGAAGATCTTGTCGGGCGGCATGAAGCGGCCGGTGTGGATCTGCTGGATGCCGTCGCCGGTCTTGGCATAGGCCTCTCCGACCGTCGGGGTGGCGTCGGTGTAGGTGATGGCGTTGGAGCCGGACACGTTCAGCAGGCCGCGCTTGTTGGCGGCGTTGTTGGTGATGACGAACGTGTCGAGGCGGACGGCGTAGTCCGCGGCCAGGTCGGCCAGCAGAATCGCGTCCATGTTGATGGGCGACTGGTCCAGGAGCTGCTGGGAGACCACCTGCTGGCCGGCGATGGTTGCCACCGAGGCGCTGACGCTGTTGGACGTGGCATCCGTGTTGGAGACGGCCGAGTTCTGGGTGGCCTGCTCTGCGGTGGAGGTGCCCGTGGCGAGCCGCGGCAGGTTGAGGCTGTCGGTGCCGGCCGGGAGCGTCTCGTGGGCGATCTGGTCGGCGACGACACGGCCAGCGCGGGCGAGGCGCACGTAGTCCTCGACCATCCACAGCGGCGGCACGAACTCGCCGACGCCGCCGTCGGTGGTGGTCAGGGCGCGCTTCTCCTGGACCTCGCGGTCGTTGCGCTGGAGGCGGTCGATGGCGTCGTGGTCGCCGCGCTGCTGAGCACGGAACAGGTCGCGGAAGTAGCTGGCCTGGCCGCCCTTGCGGTACGTCTCCGGCTCGGACACGACCTTGATGCCGGTGGCCTGCGGGCCGGCCGGAGCGTACTTGGCGCGCAGCTCGGCGGCCTTGGCGTCGCGCTCCTCGGCCTCGGTAAGCTCGGCGATCCGGGCCTCGAAGTCCTTGATCTCGACGTCCTTGGCCTTGATGGCGTCGCGCTTCTCCTCGAACGCGGACTTCTCCGTGTCGGTGAGGTCACGCTGCTCAGTGCCGGGCGCCGCGAGAATGCCGTCCAGGTCGGTCTTCAGCGCGGCCCGCTGCTCGAGCGCGTCCTGCAGCTGCTTGCGCAGGAATGCGAGCATGGCTCGCTCCTTTCGGAAGGTAACGGTGGTGGGTCGCGCCTGCGATCCGTCGGGGTGGTGGCCCAGGTGGTGGCGCTCTCGGGCATGCCGAGGAGCGCTCCGGCGTGAGCTCCGGCGCGTCAGGTGGTGCAGGCGGGGGTGGCTACAGGTCCAGGGCCTGGGCCTGAGCCAGGTACAGGGAGAAGGGGTGTCCGGCCGGCGGCTCGGGCTCCGCGGCCGGCGCGAAACGGCGCTGCAACCGCTCCAGAAGCGTGCGGGCGTCGTCGTCGGCGAGGTTGTCGAAGTCTGCTCCGCGCATGGCCGGCGTGACGCTGGTGGCCGGGTTGGCGCCGAAGTTCACGACGGACACGTCGCCTCGATGCAGGTCGACCTCAAGGATGTCGCGCTGGTCGTAGTCCGGCGACCAGATCTGACGCGTCACCCGGAAGGCGAAGGACATCTCGTCGACGCTGCCGTCGTCGAGCGCCAGGAGCATGTCCTGGACATCGCTGCGGGAGGCCGTCACGTCAGCTTCCATATGCAGACCAGTCGAGTCCTCCGACAGACGCAGCGTCCCGGCCTTGGTGTAGGCCATGGCGAGGCCGCCATGGTTCAGCAGAAGCTGCACCTGCGGGTTCTCGTTCAGGGTTTTCCCGAAGGATCCGGACCGGACGACCTCCGCGTAGGAGCCGAGGAAGTCCCACATCTCGTAGGGCTCGTCGACGACCGAGGCGTAACCGCTGATAGTACTCACGCCTGAGACCCCGGCCTTGGCGCGAGCCTCCAGCCGGACGGGAAAGGCCCGGCGCACGATGCCTCCCACGGAGGCGCGCTCGCTCTTGTCGTTCATGGCTGACCCCCTCAGTAGGACTGTTCGCCGGAGTTGCCCGGAGCAGTGGTGCTGGGCGCGTCGCCCCAAGGCACCGGCGCCCAGTCCTCGTCGGCACGAACCTCATTGATGACCTTGAACTGGTTGCGCAGGGCGATCGCATGCGCCCGGTACCGCGTCAGCAGGTCCGTTCGGACGAGCGCCGCCCTGTTGAAGCGGACCGGCTGACCGGGCGGGAGCAGACTCGTCAGGGCGCGCTCGATGCGCACCAGCCACGGATCCACGGCGAACGTCAGCAAGTCCAGAGAACGTTGCTCGATGTTCGAGTACGTCAGGCTGCCGCCGGTCTCGTATCCGAAGATCTCCGCGAAGCCGGGGCCGAAAATTCGGCAGCACTCCGCGGCCGTGTAGTTGTTCGTCTCCAGAAACTGGGACTCGTTGGGGCTGATCTGGATCGACTGGTACTTCCAGCCGTTCCCCAGCACCGCGGGCTCCCTGCGGCCGTGCACCGCAGCCATGAACCGCTCCTTGGCGGTCAGGGCCTGGCGGGCGTCCAGCGCCTGGTCGCTGGTCAGAACCCCTGAAGGGTGCGCGCCATCCTCGAACCAGCTGGCACCGAACCTCAGTGCCGAGATACCGGTGGAGATGGTCGTGGCCTGCAGAGCGATCGGTGACAGCCCCAGGAGCCGGCCAGGAACGGAATGAGCCCGCCTGTGCCACATCGCGTCGCGGGAGACGTCCTCGCCATTCACCCGCCACTGCGGCTGACCGTCCTCGCCAAGGGTCACCCCAACGAGGTCCGGGTGCTGCAGCGAGATCTGAGTAGGGGTGCCGCGACGCGGATCCCGGTCCGCCGCCAGACCGTAGACGTTGCCGCGGAGCATGTCCGACCACACGAACTGCGCTATCCAGTCCGGCAGTCCGTACCCTTCGCCGCCCAAGTCCGCAATCCAGGAGGGCAGCGGTGCAGGCTTCTGAGGCTCCGGGTAGTAGTCCAGAGGCATCGTCTCGGCGATCGTCGCCACGAGGTCGACACACGACCAGACAGCGACCTTCTGCAAGGAAGCCTCAGTGCGAGACAGATCGACCTTGGCGAAGGTTCCGTTACCTCGTGACCCGTTCGAAGGGATCGGCGGCTCAGGGATCCAGGGCGCACGTTGCTCTCGCCGCCCGAAGAGGAAACTCACCTGTCCCTCCGATCCGCAACCTGATCGGCAAGGACCAGAAGACCAGCAGCGAGGAAGCCGGCCGGGGGCCAAGCCAGCCAGGCACCGTAAGAGACCAGGCCAAGACCAAGGAGGCCGGGACCGAAGCTATGAACGCCCCGCACCGCAGTTCCAGCCAGCCCCGCGCCACTGCGCAGCAGTCTCTGAAGCATCCGCATCCCTCTCACCAGATGTTGTCGAGCGGGTCGCTGATCTCCTCGACCTCAGCCGATAGACCCCACTTAGCGAGCGTGGCCGCCACCAGCGGGCTGATGTCGACTCCCACGCCACGCCGCGCCCAAGCCCACGCCTCCCCGAGCGGGCGCTTCTGCGCTCCCGCCAGAGCCACCGCCAGGGGCGGTGGATCGAAGTGGCTTATGGACTGGTCGGCGACCGCGTCGTAGAACTGACCGGTCGCCTGCGCGATCTCCCGGACCTTCGGCTGCACCACAGTGACGGCGAGCGCCTCCTCAAGGTCGGGGATCAGCGATCCAGCCGGGCCGCCGCCGTCCACCACCCAGCACCGAGGTCCCCACTTCTGGTTCAGTTGCCTGGCCCGCTCCACGACCCAGCCCATGCCAGCCCGGTGCTCGACAACCTCCAGGTGCGTACCGCCACGCCACGGGCAGGCCACCACGATCGAGGCGTAGTCCCGCTCAGGCGTCGCGTCGACAGAGAACGAGTACGGGCCAGTCGGCTTGGCCTTCGCGTCC